AACAATCAAACGAATATGCAATCATACTATGATCTTGCTCTAAATGGTGGTATATACAAAGATAAGTATCAGCTAAGTCAAAACCAAATGCCAGATAATAAGAAGGCGTTGCGTAATAATTTAGCACAACAACTAAAGCATGAAAAAATGGTAGACATGCAGTACAATAAGTGAGGTTAATATGAAATATTTAGCAATACCACTATTAGCACTAGCTACACCAGCTTTTGCAGATAGTGTCGATATAGTGGGCAACGTGTCTGCAAAGTGTATAATTCAAACAACTAAAAGTGGTGTATTTGGATCTCCAACGGCAAATAAGTTAAGCACAAGCCCAAGTGATGGCGGAATACATCCAGAGGTTAGAATAGATGTGGCGATTGCAAACAGCTACACAGCTAATATTACGCATCCTACAACATTTACCTCATCACCATCCCTAAATGACACTGTGACGTGGACAGGATCTGTCAGCGTCGTTAATACGAGTGACGCGGCTATGTCATCATATGATACCAACAAGACTACTGCTGGAGCTACTACAAGCTACTCGTTAACGACTGCTGGCTCTACTTGGTTTGCAATATCAAGCGTTGCTGAATATGGTGGTGGCAAGCCGTTTACAGGCGGAACGTATACAGCGCAGGCTACAATATCGTGTATACCTACCTAAAAGCACTTGTAATTGCTACGTTATTGGGGTCTGGCGTATCTGCTCACGAACAGACCCCAGCCTACCCAAAAAAGCAGTATTCCACAGTGGATGGAATTGTTAAGTACGAGTTATCTATATTTAACTCAAGGGAAGAGGTAAAGTATTACCAAATTGGTGTATTTGATAAAAATTTTGTGGGTCTTCCATTTTCGTCAAAATATAGGATAATGAAAGTCGATTACAAAACAAGAGTAAATTTTGATGTATATGTTAGGAAAGTTGATTTAGATCGAGCAATGTATATTTGCACAAAATCAAAACTGCTAAAAGATAAAAAATCTAAGCCGTTTGTTTCATCTTTAATATGCTCAAAAATTATGGAGGAAAATTAATGAAATATGCAATCATTCTATCCTTAATTGCTGGCAACGCATTAGCTGACAGCTCGTCACTATCTCTGGCGCTACCAACGCCCAATATTAATACACAATCCGATAGAATAAGATCTGGCAGTATTGAATGCTCAAACTCTATCTCAGGCTCGACACTTCTGGAATACGGCTTAACTGGCCTGCTGTCTGGCCTTAACACTGACGCGAGGGGCAAAGATATTGGAGTTTATGCACGTATTGTTATTCCATTGAATGCACCAAAGAAACGTATTGAGTGCCAAAAATTATTTGAGGTTGAGCTGTTACAGCGTAAAATGGAAATACGCATGTTGCAGGAAGAGCTGAATGCAATGAAAAATCTGCAATCTACAAATATGGAATTTGAAAACTAATGGTCGATACAACTAAAATTGCAGATGGTATTGATGGTTTAGCTGACCGCCAACTTAAAGCTGGGGGCATGAAGTTGACGGCTGGCTCTATACTAGCAATATTTGCGTTCCTGTCTACAGTTGGCTCTGGCTTATATGGTGGCCTGCTGATGTGGCAAAAGATCGAAGAGCTGGCTAATTTAGACATATCCGCATACCAACAGCAAATGGATGTGATGGATGCAAAAGTTACAGGCATATCAGAGAAGGTCGAGGAGAGCGTAGAATATAGCCGTGATATTAAAAATAATTTACGTGATGATCTATTGCGCGTTGAACAGCAATCAGATCGGATTGAGACAATGGTTCGTAAGACTGAGGATAAAGTCAGGGAAATGATTGATAAGGCTGAGGTGCGCTTTGAAAATCAACGAGAACGTGTTAGGGTTTCACAAAGCGGCGAGATGAAAGAACTTGAAGATAAATTAACGAAGAAACTACAAAGGGCGCTAGACAATCCTCTGGCGGATTAACATGGATGAATTTAAAAAATTTGACGTAGATGGTAATGGATCAATTGATCAGGCTGAATGGGATCGCATGGCGCTGGAAGACAGGCGCTTACGAATGCAGGATGAAGACGCCCAGCGTGATGCAATTAGATCAATGACGTGGTTTGCGCTGTTTGGGATGTTGCTTTATCCATTCGCTGTGATTGGCGCTGTAATTTTTGGATTAGACGAAGCCGCCAAAATTTTAGGATCGATGGCAAGTATTTACTTTGTGTCTGTTGCTGGTATCGTATCTGTGTTTTTTGGGGCAAATGCTTTAGCGAAAGGAAAAGATAAATGATAGCTGGACTAGGATTGTTAGGTAAAGTTGCAGATCTTGCTGGAACTATGATTGAGGGCAAAACTGCTGTAAAGCAGGCTGAAGCCCAAACTAAAATGAAAATAGCTACAGGTGAGCTTGATTGGGATCTAGCCGCCATGAAAGCTACAGATAACAGCTTGAAAGATGAGTGGATAACTCTGCTCTTCTCGATACCATTAATTTTAGCGTTTTGTGGTGATTGGGGTAATGAAATTGTGCAAGATGGTTTTGCCGCACTATCTAATATGCCTGATTGGTATCAATATAGTCTTGGTGGCATTGTGAGTGCATCAATTGGGATGCGTGGTGTAAGTAAATATTTTGGGGGTAAAAAATAATGTCATTGGTTGAAAATATTAATAAGCGTAAGAAAAACAAAACGTCGCGCTCCAAATCCAAATCAACTATATCTGATAGCGCATATAAAAATATGACTTCTGGTTGGAAAAAAACCAAGAAGAAAAAGAAAACTGCAAAAAAGAAAAAGGCATAATCATGAGTGAAGCAATGAAAAAGCTCCAAGAAAAAGTTGGAGCAGGCGCTGATGGTCACTTTGGCAAAAACACGGCAAAGGCCATTGCCCAGCACTACGAGCTATCAAATGAAAGAGCCGCGCATCTTTTAGGTCAAGCTAGTCATGAAAGCGGTCACTGGCGGCATACAAGAGAAAATCTAAATTACAGTGCCGAAAGTATGATGCGCGTATGGCCTAGCCGTTTTCCTGATTTAGCTTCAACTGAAGGGCTTGCCAGAAACCCGAAAGCATTAGCAGAAAGTGTATACTTTGGCAGACTTGGTAATGATACTAAAAGAAAAGCAAGTTTATATGTAGGCCGAGGATTTTTACAATTAACAGGCTTTTCAAACGTAAAAGAATTTGCGGCAGATATGGGTGTGCCAGAAGTCATTGAAGACCCACAATTGCTTGAGGAAGAATATGCATTTGAAACTGCATTGTGGTTTTTTAGGAAAAATAAATTATTTGACATCGCAGACGATGGTGTGAACGACGAAACAATTTTAAAAATCACACGTCGGGTCAATGGTGGCACACATGGGCTTGTAGATAGAACTGGTGAAACAAACAAAATCTATGAGTGGCTCAACGCATAACAATAAAATCGGTAGAGCTGGTGAATTTCTAGCTCTATCGAGATTATCATTCGCTGGCATTTCCTGCATTTTAGTCCAACATGAGATTGACGATGCATACTTGAAGACGCCAAGCGGTAAATTACTGACTTTACAGGTCAAAACAGCCAGCAAGAAAACAGGAAATGCGAGGCAGTATAGGTGGAACACACAGCCCCTTGGCAATAATAAAAAATCCGATGTGTATGCTCTGGTGGCGTATGACATCAAGAAAATTTATTGGGCTAGGGGTGACGATCCCATAATAAAGAAAACGTCAACTCGATTATATCCAGATCAGTTTGTAGATGAAGAAAAATTATTAAATCAAGTAATAAACAGCTTCATAGATTAAATAAACTTCTTGATGATTTGCGCTGTTAGATTTATTTAGACGTGTGGGTAGTATCGGGCATGAAACTACCCACACGATATATTTATTTTAGTTTAAAGTAAACGTAACGCAGAGACTTAGCGCCAGCGTTGCCAATAATTGGCGTTGTTTTCTCGTAAGCACGATCAACTAATCCTTGCCTATACATAACATTAAGCGTCCACGCTATATCAGAAACACCAATAGAACTGCTTAACGCTATCATAGTGGTCGTGTATCTTTTATAACTTTTCATATGCTTTAGAATAGCGTCATACTTCTTTTTCGG